TTCAAGTGTGTTAATTATTCTGGCAATGGAGATGCAAATAATAAACCAATTACTACTGTAGGGTTTAAGCCGGATTTTGTTTGGATAAAAAAACGTGATACGAATGGTTCAGGCGGTGCTGGTCATATTCGGACTGATTCAGTCTCAGGGGTAGGTACTGGGAAATCTCTTTATCATACTGCTGACATAGCAGGTACTAATGATGCGCACGGCTATTTATTATCTATGAATTCTGATGGATTTACAGTCAAAGCAGGTTCTGATGGATCAGCACCCAATAATCTAGTAAATGATAACGGTTCAGACTATGTTGCTTGGTGCTTCCGTGCCGGTGGTGCGCCAACGCATGATAATACTGCTACTTCTGGTGCTATGAATGCTAACGGTTCAGCAGCATCTAGTTCTGCCAGTAGTGTTTCATTAGACGGTGTTTTACAAAGCAGTTATACACCAAGTGGATCACCAACAATATATCCAAAACGCATGTCAATTGGTACTAAGCAAGGCTTTAGTATCGTTAAGTACGGAGGAAGTAGTGCTTCAAGTTCTACTGTGCCTCACGGTCTAGGTAAAGCACCGGAAATGATTATCGTTAAAAATCTTGATTCAGCAGATGCTTGGGTAGTTTATCATAAAAGTGTAGCATCAGATGCTGAAACAGATTATTTAGTATTAAACACAACTGCTGCAGCAGCTGATGCGACTGTTTGGAATGATACTGCACCAACTAATCAAGTATTTAGTATTGGTCAAGGTGGTAGTATTAGCGAAAATGGAGAAAACTTCATAGCATACTGTTGGCACTCAGTCCCCGGCTATTCTGTATTTGGAAGTTATATCGGCAAAGGTTCAAATCCTCAACCGTTTGTCTATATTGGATTTAGACCTGCTTTCATTATGATTAAAGGAGTTGACGATAATGGTCTCAATTCATATCAAGGTTGGTCAATCTTTGATACTGCTAGAGATGATTATAATCCTGCTGTGAAACCACTTTACGCAAATGCTAGTCATACTGAAGGGGTTGCTGGGAATGGGAGTGGAACAGTCGGAGGAATTGATCTACTTTCCAACGGATTCAGAATTTTAGATGGCACTGCATCCTATAGTGGGATTGATGGAATAAGACACATCTACATGGCATTTGCTGAATTACCTTTTTCTTATGCTCGTGGAAGATAAAAAATAATACATTATGAATGATATAATTGAGCTTGATAAAACTTCACATTATCTAGGAAATCCTCTACTGAAACGTGCAAATGTTTCAGTAGAATGGACAGAAGAAAACATCTCTGAATATCAGAGATGCATGGTAGACCCACTATATTTTATTCAAAAATACATTAAAATTGTATCTCTTGATGATGGTGTTGTTTCTTTTGATTTATTTCCATTTCAAAAAGAAATAGTAGGAACAATACATAAAAATCGTTTTACAATATGTAAACTTCCTCGGCAGTCTGGAAAGACAACAACTCTTGTTGCATACATTCTTCATTATGTTCTCTTCAATAATAACATCAATGTTGCAATTCTTGCAAACAAAGCTGCAACTGCAAGAGACATTCTTTCTCGACTTCAACTTGCATACGAACATCTTCCAAAGTGGTTACAGCAAGGAGTTCTGGCCTGGAACAAGGGTTCTCTTGAACTAGAGAACGGCTCACGCATCGTAGCATCTGCAACATCCTCCTCTGCTGTTCGGGGAGGGTCATACAACATGATTTTCCTTGATGAATTTGCATTCGTTCCTCAGAACATTGCTGAAGATTTTTTCTCATCTGTTTATCCTACAATTTCTTCTGGTAAGTCTACAAAAGTAGTAATTATTTCAACTCCAAACGGAATGAACCTATTTTATAAACTTTGGAGTGATGCAGAAAATGAAATAAATTCTTATGTTCCAATTGAAGTACATTGGAGTGAAGTTCCAGGCCGTGATGAAAAATGGAAAAAGGAAACAATTGCAAATACTTCAGAAGAACAGTTTTCTAGAGAATTTGAATGTAATTTTCTTGGTTCAACAAATACACTTATACATCCAACAAAGATTCGTACAATGGCATACAGAGCTCCACTACAATCTAGTGCAGGGTTAGATGTATATGAAAACCCAGAAAAAAATGGAACATATTTTCTTGTGGCTGATGTTGCAAGAGGAACACAGAATGATTATTCTGCATTCATTGTTTTTGATGTTTCAACAGTTCCATATAAAATTGTTGCAAAGTATAGAAACAATGAAATAAAACCTATGCTATTTCCAAATGTAATACATGATGTTGCAAAAGGGTATAATAAAGCATATGTTTTAATTGAAGTAAATGATATTGGAGATCAAGTTGCAAATGCATTACAATTTGATTTAGAATATGATAACATGGTCATGGCTGCAATGAGAGGACGAGCTGGACAAATTCTTGGTGGTGGGTTTTCTGGTGGAAAAGCACAGATGGGAGTGAAAACATCTAAAGCAGTTAAAGCAACAGGTTGTTCAAATATAAAACAAATTATAGAATCAGACAAACTTATTATACAAGATTATGACTTAATAAATGAATGGTCTACATTTATTTTAAGAGGAAGTTCTTATGAAGCTGAAGAAGGACATTCAGATGACCTTGCAATGTGTTGTGTTTTATTTGGATGGGCAGTTCAGCAAGCTTATTTTAAAGAATTAACAGATGATGATATTCGAGCTCGAATGTTTATGGAACAACAATTTCAAATGGAACAAGATATGGCTCCATTTGGATTTATTGATGATGGATTAAATGATTATGAGTCTGATGAAATGATGGTTGATGAATACGGTACAAAATGGAGCCCAGTTGTAAGAAGTCATGATAGCAATTGGTAAAAATCATATTTTTATAAATAATAGTGTTAAGATTTGAAAATGTAAAAAAAGTTCATAATATCTTAACGTATTTCTAAAGGAGAAAACATATGGGATTTCAAGTAAGTCCAGGCGTTCAAACGCAAGAAGTTGATCTTACAAATGTTGTCCCTGCTTCTGCTACTTCAATTGGTGCAGTTGCTGGTGCCTTTGCAAAGGGCCCAATGAATCAAGTGACCACAATTGAATCAGAAAAACAACTTATAGAAATTTTTGGTAATCCAAACAATTCAAATTTTGAAACTTGGTTTGCTGCTGCAAATTTCTTACAGTATGGAAATAATTTGAAAGTTGTTCGAGCAGAAACAGGTGCTAGAACTGCAACTTCTAGCATTAATAATATTTTTAATGGAACAGGAGCAGATAGTGCTGATTTGTCCGTTTCTAATGCCGGTACAGATACTTCCTTACTAAAGGTTTATCTGGGTGGAGTAGTAACAACAGACTTTACTATTAATACGGGTGGAGATACATTAACTTTTGGATCTTCTCAAGCATCCTCAGTTCAAATACGGGTAGACAAAGGAATTCGTATTACAAATGACGATGATTATGATAATAACTATTCCTCTGGAGCAAATAGTGTAGGAAATTGGGCTGCAAAGTTTCCTGGCGAAGTAGGAAATTCAATAGGAGTTTCTATTTGTGCAGGAGCAGATGCATATCAAAAAGACAATGCAGGTAGTACATCTGGGTCAAATCCTGCAACTACTGTAGGAGCTTCAACAGGAGTTGTTAATGTTGGGCAAGGAACTAGTTTTGTAGCTGGTGACATTATAAGTTTTTTTGATGCAAGTAAATCTGAATACTATGATAATGGTCAACAGTATGAAATAGAAAGTATAACATCTAATGCTTTAACTATTAGACAATTAGATAATATTAATGGTGGTGGATTAAAATCAACAATTCCAGCTTCAACTCAAATTCGTAGAAGGTGGAGATTTTATGATTTATTTAATGCAGCTCCAGGCACATCAGACTATGCTAAAGGTATTAATTTAAATACAGCAAAAGACGAAATGCATGTTGTTGTGTATGATGTTTTGGGAGATGTAACTGGAAAATCAATTAATGTTGCCGGAAATCGTTTAGGTTCAACAATTGAAAGTTACGGATTTTTATCAAAACATCCAAATGCAAAAACTGTTCAAGGGGGTGCAAATTATTATCCTACAGTAATTAATCGTGCTTCTTCACATATTCGTTGGATGGATCATCCTTCTACTGGAACAGATTGGGGTAATGCCCTTGTTGCAGGTGGAGCAAATGTAGATTTTGAAGTTTTATCACTTCCAGTAAATGATGAATTTAATTTAGAATTATTGGAATTAAAGCATGCAAATAATACTACAAGAGTTCGTGGCGGAATGGGACTTGATGATTTCAATCCAAATGTAGGTGAACTTAAAACTGCTTATGATTTTATGAGTGATGCAGAAACTGTAGATGTTAATTTAATTTTAGGTGGCCAATCGCCAACTAATGATACTGATGCAAAAACTCATGCTATTAACATGATTGATTTTGTTGAAGGAAGAAAAGATTGTGTAGTGTTTATTTCTCCACAAAGATCTGATGTTGTTGGAGTTAATTCTTCTGTAACACAAACAACAAATGTAAAAGCATTTTTTGACCAACTACCAAGTTCATCATATGCGGTGTTTGACTCTGGTTATAAGTACATGTTTGATAGATACAATGATGTATTTAGATTTGTGCCACTAAATGGTGATATTGCAGGGTTATGTGCAAATACTGACCAAGTTAGAGATCCTTGGTTCTCGCCAGGCGGATTTAATCGTGGACAAATTCGTGGTGCAGTTAAATTAGCTTATAATCCATCAAAAACACAAAGAGATGAACTATATCCTGCAAGGGTTAATCCTGTTGTTTCATTCCCAGGCGAAGGAACTGTTCTCTTTGGTGACAAAACAGCATTGTCAAAACCAAGTGCATTTGATCGAATTAATGTACGAAGATTGTTTTTGGTGTTGAAAAAGTCAATTGCAAGATCTGCTAAGTTTCAACTTTTTGAGTTTAACGATGAATTCACAAGAGCTCAATTTAGAAATCTTATTACACCATTCTTGAGAGATGTTCAATCAAGAAGGGGTATTACAGATTTTAGTGTTGTTTGTGATACGTCAAATAACACAACAGAAGTAATTGACCGAAATGAATTTGTTGCAGAAATCTTTGTAAAACCAGCAAGGTCTATTAACTATATATCTCTAAGTTTTGTAGCTGTCAGAACAGGGGTATCATTTAGCGAGGTAGGAGGTTAATATGGCACGAACAATTACTGAATTTAAAGCAGCATTAGCTGGTGGTGGTGCAAGAGCTAATCAATTTGAAGTCAGATTGAATTTTCCAGACGGTGCAAGTGCAACTGATAAATCTGGAATTCAATCAAGATTTATGGTTAAATCTGCTGCACTTCCGGGCCAAGCAATTGATGAAGTGGCAGTAGAATATAGAGGAAGAACTTTATACGTTGCCGGTGATAGGACATTTGAAACATGGACTACAACAATTATTAATGATGAAGATTTCCAAGTAAGAACTGATGTCGAAAGATGGATGAATCTTATTAACGGAATGCGAGATAATATTGGTGCATTGGGGCCAATAAGTTATATGGCAGATCTTGGTGTAATTCAATATTCAAAAAATGGTGCTCCAATTAAAGCATACGAACTTATTAATTGTTGGCCAATTAATATTGGCCAGATTGATTTAAGTTGGGATACCAGAAGTGAAATTGAAACATTTGATGTAACATGGCGTTATACAGACTTCAAGGGTGGCGGTGAAAACTCACAACCATTGAGTGCTGTTGTGGCACGTCTTGAGGATGTTACTGACCTTGTTCGGGATGCATCATAAATAGTTTAAATCAACTATTTAGAGAATAATATTATGGCACAAATATTCGGATTCAATATAACCAGAAAGTCAGAGGTTAGACAAGATCAACCTACTTTTCCAGCCTCTGATGATGGTTCTCAGGATATAGCTGGTGGAGGATTTTTCACTCAATTCCTTGACATGGAGGGCAAGGATAGGGGTGAATTAGACTTAATCAGAAGGTATCGTGATATTGCATTGCATCCAGAATGTGACTCAGCAATTGAAGATATTGTGAATGAAGCAATCGTGTCTGATGAAAGAGATCAAGCTGTTTCTGTTTCATTAGACAGATTGGAATATTCTGAAAAAATTAAAAAGAAAATAAAAGAAGAATTTAATAACATTCTTGCACTGTTAGACTTTAATACTAAAGGGCATGATATTTTTCGTAGATGGTATGTTGATGGAAGAATATACTATCATAAAATTATAGATTCATCTAATCCTAAATCTGGATTACAAGAATTAAGATATATTGACCCAAGAAAAATTAAAAAAGTTAGAGAGATTGAAAAGGGGAAAGACAAGAATGGTGCCGAAATTATTGTAAATGTAGATGAATTTTACATTTATAATGAGAAAGGTATTGAGTATGCCACGGGTTCAGCTAATGGTTTAAGACTGACCAAGGATTCTATTGCATACTGCCCATCTGGTCTAATTGATGCTCAGAAAAACCTTGTACTTTCCCATCTTCACAAAGCTATTAAGCCTGTCAATCAATTAAGAATGATTGAAGATGCACTAGTTATTTACAGAATTTCTAGAGCACCAGAAAGAAGAATTTTTTATATTGATGTAGGCAATCTTCCTAAAGCAAAAGCAGAACAGTATTTAAAAGATGTAATGAATCGGTATCGTAATAAATTAGTTTACGATGCAAAAACTGGTGAAATTCGTGATGACAGAAATCACATGTCAATGTTGGAAGATTTTTGGCTACCAAGAAGAGAAGGTGGCAGAGGAACAGAAATCACTACATTGCCAGGCGGTTCAAATCTTGGTGAAATAGATGATATTGAATATTTCAAGAAAAAATTGTACCGTTCTCTGAATGTACCAATTTCTAGATTAGAATCTGAAGCTACGTTTTCTATTGGACGTTCAGACAATATTACAAGAGATGAATTAAAGTTTACAAAATTTGTACAAAGAATACGAAAAAGATTTGTAGCACTCTTTCATGATTTAATGAGAACACAACTTATTTTGAAAGGTGTGATTGCAGAAGAAGAGTGGAATTCTTTAAAAGAACATATTCAATTTGATTTCCTTCAAGATGGTCATTTTACAGAATTAAAAAATGCAGAAGTTTTGAGAGAAAGATTGGATATGTTATCACAGTCAGAAGCTTATGTTGGAACATTTTTCTCTAAAGAGTGGGTACGAAAAAATGTTTTAAGAATGAGTGATGAAGAAATAGAAGAAATTGATAAACAAATTGAAAATGAAGAAGGTGATGAAGGTGATGAATTTGATATGGAAGCAGAATATGTGCCTCCTCAATATAAAGATGATGATGAAGAGCCGGTAAATAAAAATGAAAAACAAATGCTAGGAGAAAAATAATATGAGTGATTATTCAGAACATTTAAAAGGGTTTATTAACTCTATTGCAAATGGAGATAATGTTTCTGCTGAAAATGATTTTAACAATGCAATGTCTGTAAAAATTGCAAATGCAATTGAAACAAAAAGAGTAGAAGTAGCACAGACATTTATAAAAACAACTGAACCGAGTGAGAGTGAAGAAAATGTATAAGCCGTTTGAAGAATTTTTTAAAAGTCTAAATGAAAAAAGTGAATATAAAATGTCAGATAACTATAAAAAACTTTCTCCTAAAATGAAGAAAGCAGTTGATGATGTGTTTTCTTTTATGGAAAAAAACCCATCAGATTTTTTATCTTCTCTAGAAAAGAAAATAAAAGACATTTCTAAACAACATAAAGTAAGTCATGATAAACTTACCAAATATTTTGACAACGAGACTCTAAATGTATAAATTAAAACTTTTAAGTATGGTTAATTCTTATACGTCAGCTGATAATGCTTCTGAAGCAACTTTATTACTTGTAGTAAATACTGACCAATCTAATTCTTATGATGTAACTTTAACAGATGCTAGTAATAACAATGTAGGACAATTTTTTATTCCTTCAAATGGAAGTATGTTGCTTGAAAAGGAAAAAACTGAAAAAGTGGCATCAAATGCTGCTGTTAGATTTACAAAAGTAGCCCATAGGTAAAAACATGAAACTAATAGCAGAACATATTAACGATGTAGAGTACATCGTTGAAGAAAAGGGCAAAAAAGACATGAAGATTCGTGGAATCTTCATGCAAGCTGAAACAAAAAATAGAAACGGAAGATTGTATCCAAAAGAAGTATTAATGAAAGAAGTTAGTAGATACAATAAAGAATTTATAACACAAGGGCGTGCATTTGGGGAACTAGGTCATCCAGAAGGGCCAACCGTAAATTTAGATAGAGTTTCGCATATGATTACACGCCTTGAACCAGATGGAAATAACTTCATTGGAGAAGCAAAATTATTGTCTACACCAATGGGGGAAATTGCGAAGGCACTGATTCGTGACGGTGGAAAACTTGGAGTTTCTAGCAGAGGAATGGGTTCTCTGGAATCTAAAAATGGTGTCAATTATGTAAAGGATGATTTTTATCTTGCAACTGCAGCTGATATTGTTGCAGACCCTTCTGCTCCTCAAGCATTTGTGGAAGGAATAATGGAAGGTAAAGAATGGATTTGGAATAACGGCATTTTACAAGAAGTGACTGTAAATGAAATCAAAAAAGATATTGAAGAAAATGTCAGAAAAAAAGAAACTAGTTTTCAGGCTCTTGCATTTGCAAAATTCTTTAAATCTTTAAATTAATAAATATAATAAAAGAACCTTTTAAGGAGAACACAATGTCAGAATTAGACAAAACTATTGAGCAGCTAGAGGAGGAGATTCTTGAAGAAATGAATACAGAAGAATCTTCTGAAGGAGAGCTTGATGAAATGATGAAGAAAGATAAGATGAAAAAAGAAATGATGAAGAAAGAAAAAATGAAGAAAGAAGAAGAAGAAGATGATGAAGAAATGGATGAGATGAAAATGGTCAAATCTTCTAAAAAAATGAAGAAAGAAGAAGAAGACGAAGATGATGAAGAAGAAATGGATGAAGAATTTCCTCCTAAAAAAGATGATGATGAGGAAGATGATGATGAGGAAAAAGTAGAGATGATGAAGAAAGAAAAAATGAAAAAAGAAATGATGAAGAAAAAAGTCAAAGAAGATTTTGAAGCTCGTCTTTCTCAAGTAGATGTAACTGATGATGTAGAAGCACTCACAAGTGGTGAGGATCTTACAGAAGAGTTTAAAGAAAAAGCTTCCGTAATTTTTGAGGCTGCAGTAAAATCAAAATTGCGTGAAGAAGTTCAACGAATTGAAGAAGAAAAGGAACTAGAAGTTCAAGAATATATTAATGAGCATAAAGATGAATTAGTTGAAAAAGTTGACAAGTACCTTAATTATGTTGTAGAACAATGGATGAGCGACAACCAATTAGCGGTTGAACGTGGATTGAAAGGTGAAATTGCAGAAGACTTTATTTCGGGTCTACGAAGTTTGTTTGAAGAGCATTATATTGATGTGCCAAATGAAAAGTATGATATTGTAGAAGCTCAATCAACCCAACTAGAAGAAATGGAACAAAAACTTAATGAAGAAATTGAAAAGAATGTAGAATTGAAATCACAAGTTTCAACTCACATTAAAGAATCAATTTTTGTTGAAGTTTCAGAAGACCTTACTGATACAGAACAGGAAAAGTTTAAATCTCTTGCAGAAGAATTAGAGTTTATTGATGAAGAATCTTTCAAATTTAAACTCAACTCACTGAAAGAAAGTTATTTCCCAAAAACTAAAACTGTTTCTGAATCAGTTGAGCACGAAGAGGAAATTCAAGTAAAAGATGTTTCCGAATCAATGGCAAAATATATGACTGCCATTAGTAAAAGCATTAAATAATACAACATTTTTAAAGGAAAAATAAGATGTTTAAATCAGACCATTTACAAGAAAAATGGGAACCAGTTCTTAATCATGGAGAATTGGAGCCTATTAAAGATTCATACAGAAAAGCAGTTACTGCTGTAATTCTAGAAAACCAAGAAAAAGCAATCAAAGAAGAGAGAGGGTTTCTTTCAGAAGCTGCTCCAACCACTGATACTGGTTCTCTGACCAATTATGATCCTATCATGATTTCTTTGGTAAGGCGTGCTATGCCAAGTTTGATTGCATATGAAGTTGCTGGTGTGCAACCTATGACTGGCCCAACTGGACTAGTATTTGCAATGCGTTCACGTTTCAAAGGTAATGCAACCTCTGATACAGAAGCATTCTATAACGAAGCAGATTCTGCATTTTCTGCTGCTGGTACAACAGCTAACGTTCCAGGCTCTGCTGGTACTTCATCTGCTGGTGAAACAAACCCAGCAGTATTGAATGATAGTTCTCCCGGCGCATATACTGCTGACGGTGGAATGACTACTGCTAATGCTGAACTATTGGGTGATGGTTCTACTTCTGGTTATGAAAACTTTGCTGAAATGTCTTTCTCTCTTGAGAAATTTGCAGTTACAGCTAAAAGCCGTGCATTGAAAGCAGAATATTCAATGGAACTTGCACAAGATTTGAAAGCAGTTCATGGATTGGATGCTGAAACAGAATTGTCAAATATTCTTTCAAGTGAAATTCTTCAAGAAATTAATCGAGAAGTAATTCGTACCATTTATGTAGTTGCTAAGCCAGGAGCTCAATCTGATACTACAAACTCTGGAATTTTTGATTTGGATACAGATTCAAACGGACGATGGAGTGTAGAGAAGTTTAAGGGAATGATGTTCCAAATCGAGCGTGATGCAAGTGTTATTGCACAAGAAACTCGCCGAGGACGTGGAAATGTAATTGTTTGTTCTTCAGACGTTGCTGCTGCATTGAATCATGCAGGAACATTGGATTACACACCTGCTCTAAATAACAACCTCTCAACTGATGATGTTGGAAATACTTTTGCTGGTGTATTGAATGGTAAGTACAAAGTATACATTGACCCATATGCTGCAAACGCAGCTGCAAAGCAGTTCTATGTAATTGGTTACAAAGGTGCTGGTTTTGCTGATGCTGGTGTATTCTATTGCCCATATGTACCTCTTCAGATGGTTCGTGCCGTTGGTGAAAATACTTTCCAACCAAAAATTGGATTTAAAACTCGCTACGGAATGACATCAAACCCATTTGCTGGTGGTATTAACAAGCGTGATGGAGCACTTCAAGCTAATGATAATGTATATTATCGAAGGGTTCAAGTTGTAAATATTATGTAATTAGTATTTACATTTCTTAATAAATAAAGGTAGATACTCTTAATGGGTGTCTACCTTTTTTTTTGGAAAAAATATGCCTAGTATTATCGCATCAAAAAGAGTGCCAGAAAATTTAGATTATGCATCACCATCACAATTTAGATTTCAAATAGCAAGAATACCAGAAGTAGAATATTTTATTGTGGCCACAAACATTCCACAAATATCACTCTCTGGAGATGCTGAAATAAATACTCCATTTAAACAAATTGCATTTGGAGGAGACACTGTTGAATATGATGATTTATCTGTGAGATTTTTAGTAAATGAAGATTTAAGTAATTATCTTGAAATATATACATGGATTGAAGGAATAGGGTTTCCAAAACGTGGAAAACAATATGACAACATGAGAGCATATTCTGACCAAACACCAGGCTCACAGTTCTCAGATGCATCCATGCTGATACTTAGCAATAAAAATAATCCCATCCTAGAGATTAAATATACTAATGTTTTTCCCACAGCACTAAGTGGATTAGATTATGATGTGCAGCAAACAACAATCAATGAGTTAAGTGCAACTGTAACATTTAAATTTATGAGTATTGATATTCAAAGGATTGCTTTACCGAGCACATAAATATACTTACACACACATTCTTATATAAATTAATTATGAATATTATGAACCTTTCTGAAATACAAAATGAATTTGATAAAGATGTAAAAATAGACATCTATCAATTAGATAAAGAATCTTTAAGAACCCCAGAAATTCACCACAAGTATTTAAAGCTCCACTCTGAAATAAAACTTATTCATAAATCAGCAGAAAACAAATATAAAGTTTGTTATAGAGACAAATGGGAACATTACAGTGGAAAAGGGGATAGACCTTATCCAGGCAAGTTATTAAAAACTGAAATACCTAATGTATTAGAAGGTGATGATGAATTAATCAAGTATAAAGATAAAATGGAATATGTAAAAAGTATTTTAGAGTATTTAGAAGAAGTAATAAAAATATTAAATAATAGAAGTTTTCATATTAGCAATGCAATTAAATTTCAACAATTTTCACAAGGAGTAGATTGAAATGAAAAAGTTTTTAAAATGGTGGTTGTTTTTAATTTTGATTATTATGGGTATTGCAACTAGTTTATATTTTGATTTTGGAAATTTTATTTATCAAAATGATTTTACTAAAATTAGTTTACTTATAGGAACTATATTTTCTTTTACAACTTTTGTTATAGGATACAAGTTATGGACAAAAAAAGATTATAGTTATAATAAAGAATGGTTTGCGAGTGAAGCTGTTATATCTTTGGGTATGATTGGAACAGTGATTGGATTTATTTACATGCTATATTCCGTATTTTCTGGAATAGATTTATCAGATACTTCTAATCTGCAAAATAGTTTAATGATGATGGCACAAGGAATGGGAACAGCTCTTCTTACTACTCTTGTAGGTTTAATTTCAAGTGTATTAATTAAATGTCAATTAATAATGGTAGAAAATGAGAAATCATAATAGCAATCTTGCATTTGTTGATTTACTTTTTAATCTTATTTTAGGATTTGTTTTTCTTTTTATTATTAGTTTTATACTAATAAATGAACCTAAAAAGAACCAAGGAGTAGAGCAAAAAGCAGAATACATGATTATTCTTAGCTGGGATGATGATTTAAATAATGATATTGATTTATGGGTGCAGGGCCCAAGTGGCTCAGTAGGATTTAGAAATCCTCAGCAGGGTAATATGTTTCTAGATAAAGATGATTTAGGTCACAGAAATGATGTAATTATAAATGGAGGGGTTGAAAAAATTATTTACATAAACAGAGAAGTTGTTAGTATTAGAGGATTTCAGAAAGGTGAATATATTGTAAACGCATTTTATTACAATAATGGAGATAAAGCAAATGTTCGCAATAAAGTATCAATAGAGCTTATAAAAATTAATCCATTTAAAGTAATATATCAAGGAAGTAAAGAATTTGTTGAAGAAGGTCAAGAAGAAACATTTGTAAGATTTACTATGGATGAAGATGGTGATTATAAAAATATAAATTATCTTCCTAAAAATATTGTAAAAAGAATTGAAGATATGATTGGAGATCCAGAAATACATTTTCATCCTAGAAATGATGATGAAGAAGAGGAGGAAGAGCCATGGGAATGACATATTTAATTATTGCAGCAATTATTTTATTAAGTATTTTTCTTTATTTGCTCATAGAGCTAAAGAAAAGTGTTCATATGATTTACATCATACCATTATCATTATTTTTTATTGCAGGAACTTATTTTTATTTTGATAGTATTTTTGGTTATCCAGTAGCAAAAACAAACGAAAATCAGTTTTATTTAGTGAATTATTATGTAGGAGAAAATGAAGAACATTTTTATTTATGGATAATAATAAAAGGAGAAAGCATTCCTAAAGCAATATATGTGCCATATAATATAGAAGACCATAGAGAATTAGAAAGAGCTAGAAGAATAATGGAAGGTGGTGGGATGGTAGAAGGACAATTTTATGATAATATGAAAGGAAGTAAAAGTGGTACTAAAGGAGAAGAATCTACTTCATCGGGTGGAACTTTAAAGTCAAGAGGAGGAGCATTATCTTTAACAGAAATTAGACCTAAAAGTTTTTTACCACCTAAAGATGTTAATTAGTAAAAAGAATGAAGTTTTTTTAAAACTTGAATGTGAACCATATATAGCAAGGCAATTATCAGATTATTTTACTTTTGATGTTCCTGGCGCAAAGTTTATGCCTTCTTTTCGTAATCGGGTGTGGGATGGTAAAATACGTTTATACAACATGATGAAGGGGGAAATATATGTTGGGCTCTATAATTATATAACAGAATATCTTCAAGAACAGGAAATTAATTATGATGTATCAGAGGAGTTATTAGATGGACTTGACATATCTGATGATGATGTTCAAGCATTCACTAACACACTCAATCTTAGAACAAAAAGTAAAAAACTTAAAGCAAGAGATTATCAAATTAATGCATTGGCACATGCACTCCGAAACCATCGGGCATTGTTACTTAGCCCTACTGCTTCAGGCAAGTCATTAATAATCTATTGTTTAGTTCGTTATTATTTAGAAAAAGTAAATCATTTTCTTATTATTGTACCTACTACATCTCTTGTTGAGCAAATGTCTTCAGACTTTGTTGACTATGGTTGGCAGGAATCAAACATACAAAAAATCTATTCTGGACATGATAGAATTGTAACAAAACCTGTTGTAATTTCTACATGGCAATCTCTTTATAAATTTCCAATAAAATACTTTGAACAATTTGGTGCTGTAGTTGGTGATGAATGTCATTTATTCAAAGCCAAATCACTTACATCTTTAATGCATAAATTGCATCTTACAAAATATAGATTTGGATTAACTGGTACATTGGACGGAAGTCAAACTCATAGACTTGTACTTGAGGGTTTATTCGGTAAAGTACAGAAAGTAGTCACCACAAAGGAATTAATAGACAATAAGACCATTTCAGACCTACATATTGAAGCTATTGTACTAACATACAATCAAGAAGAATGTAAAATAGTCAAAAACATGTCATATCAAGAAGAAATGGATTACATAACTCAACATCCTAGAAGAAACAAGTTTATTTCAGACTTGACATTACGATTAAAATACAATACACTAGTATTATTTCAATTCGTAGAAAAACATGGAAAAAACTTATATGAATTTATTTCTTCAAGAACTGATAGAAAAGTATTTTTTGTTTATGGTAAAACGGATACAGAAATGAGAGAAGAAGTTAGAGCTCTGTCAGAATTAAATAATGATGTAATAATTATTGCATCATATGGAACATTTAGCACAGGTATCAATATTCAAAATCTACATAATATTATTTTTGCTAGTCCTAGTAAATCTAGGATTCGTACACTTCAGTCTATAGGTAGAGTATTAAGAAAAAATAAATCTAAATCCTCTGCTTCTCTTTTTGATATAGCTGATGACTTCACTCATGGTAAGAAAAAGAATTATACTTTGAATCATTTTATGGAAAGAATAAATATATACAATACTGAATATTTTGACTATACTATTAATAGAGTAAAGATCTAGAGGTATTCGTATCAAACCCAACACTGCTAATTGTACAAGTGTGAAAGGGCAAAGTCAAGACATTTTTTTTATCTTGACATTTTTTTATTTTGTGGTATAATAAATTTAAATTAATAATAATGGTGTGTGATGAAAAAGAATTATATTGATAATAAAGTATTTTATGAAGAGATTAAGAAGTGGAGGCTATCCTGTGCTGAAGCAGAAAATCAAGGTGAATCCCTACCAAGAATCCCAGAATATCTAGGAGAATGTTTTCTCAAGATAGCCAATCATCTTTCCTATAGACCTAACTTTATAAACTATACATATCGTGAAGAAATGATACTTGATGGTATAGAGAATTGTATTCAATATGCTCACAATTTTAATCATGAAAAGTATAGTAATCCTTTTGGATATTTTACACAAATAGTATTTTATGCATTTGTTCGTAGAATTCAAAAAGAAAAGAAACAGCAGCATATTAAACATAAAATCATAGAGAATATGAATATAGACCCTAGCATGTTAGGTATAGAAGATGATGATGAGCTTGCATATTATGCAGATTATTTGCAAAAGAATTTTTTACCTAATGAAGAGGTGTATAAATCTAAAAGAAAAAATATTAAAAAAAAAATAGGACTTGAACGATTTTGTAGAGCTTAATTATGAAATTTGCAATTATCACAGATACTCATTTTGGTGCAAGAAATGATAGTATAGTTTTTAATGATTATTTTTACAAGTTTTGGGAAAAAACTTTCTTTCAATATTTAAAAGAAAATAATATAGATACTGTAGTTCATCTTGGTGATGTAATGGACAGAAGAAAATTTGTATCATATAAAATTGCACAAGATTTTAGAGAAAGATTTTTACAAGTTTTTGAAGATAATAATATTCATTTAAAAATGATTGTTGGTAATCATGACATATATTATAGAAATACTAATAATGTTAATTCATTAAATGAGTTAGTGGGAAGACATCCTTACGGCAGATATAATAATATTTACATATATGATGAATGCAGAACACTTGATTTTGATGGTGTTCCAATATTATTAATTCCTTGGATTAATAGTGAAAATTATGAATCAACTATTGTTGAAATAAATAACACTAAAGCTCAGATTGCAATGGGACATTTAGAGATAAATGGATTTGAAATGCATTCTGGACATTTTGCACAAGGAGGATATGATAAAGGATTATTTGAAAAATTTGATATGGTATTTTCCGGCCACTTCCATAAAAAATCTGATGATGGGCAGATTTTTTATTTAGGCAGCACATATCAAATGACATGGGCAGATTATAATTGCTCAAGAGGGTTTCATATTTTTGATACTGAAACTAGAGAACTAAACAGAGTATTAAATCCACACACTATTTTTAAAAAGATCTATTATGACGATGTATCTTATAATTATGATGATTTTGATTTTAATTCTGTGTCACAACAATACACCAAGGTTATAGTTGTACATAAAAAAGATTTATATAAGTTTGATTTATTTATTGATAAACTTCTAAAAAGTGGAGCTCATGATGTAAAAATTGTAGAAGATTTTTCAGATTTAGATGCAAGTAATGTATCTGATAATGTTATAGAACAATCAGAAGATACATTATCTCTTTTAAATAATTATATTGACCAATTAGAAATAAACCTTGACAAATCTAGACTTTCTGATATAATGAAATCTTTATATTTACAAGCTAGTGAACTGGAAGTATGATTTTGTTTATAGATATTGATGAGCTAGAACCAGAGTTTAGGTTAAAACCTTATAAACTTCAAAATATTTATAATTTAGGAATTGATTATTGGACAAATACTATAGATGGAATTTACACAGAGCCTTTTACAAAAAAAGAAGAAGAATGTTGTTTATTTAGGTTTGAAAATTTTGATTTTAAACTTAGCAATCGTTGGCATGATTATACACTATCATGTGGAGTCACAGGAATTACTATAAAGTTTGTTAGCACTAAATTATGATTATATTTAAAAAAATTAAATGGAAGAATTTTCTTTCAACAGGAAATGCATTTGTTGAAGTAGATTTAAATAAAGAATCTTCTACATTAATTATTGGAGAAAATGGAGCAGGTAAATCTACAATACTTGATGCTCTTTGCTTCAGTCTTTTTGGAAAACCTTTTCGCAATATTAACAAACCGCAACTAATAAATTCCGTAAATGAAAAAGATTTACAAACAGAAGTCGAATTTGAGGTGTCAGGTAAAACTGTTAAAGTGTTTAGAGGGCTAAAACCAAATAAGTTTGAAATATATGTAAACAATGTATTTATAAATCAAGATGCAGCAGTAAGAGATTATCAAGAATATCTTGAACAGCAAATATTAAAACTGAATTATAAATCATTTACTCAAGTTGTCATATTAGGCTCTTCTACATTTGTTCCTTTTATGCAACTTAAAGCTAAAGAACGTAGAGAAGTTGTAGAGGATATATTAGATATTAAGATATTTTCATTGATGAATATAATCTTAAAAACTGAAAATAAAGTATTGATACAAGATATTCAAGAAATTAATAATAATATTGCTATTAAAGAAAATGAAATAGGATTGCATCTAAAATATCTTGAAGAAAAGAAAAGCGATAAAAAAGATGTACTTGAAGAAAAACAGAAAAAAATTAAAAATAATAATAAAGATATAATAGAAAAGAAAAATCAAAAAGAAAATATTGAGAAAGAAATAAAATTTCTTAGAAATGAAATAACGGATGAAAGAGCAATTTTAAAAAGACTAGAAGACTGTAGTAGTACAATAACAAAAATAGAAACTAGGTTACAAGATTGTAAAAAGGATTTAATCTTTTTTAATTCCAACAATACTTGCCCAACTTGTACACAAGAAATACAAGAAGATTTTCGTAATAATAAGATTAGTGAAAAAACTGAAAAAAGTAATGAGCTTATAAAAGCAATATCAAAATTAAATACAATTTTAAAAGATGATGAAAGATTACTGTCAAATATTAAACAAATAAAATCCACAATTTCTGATAAAGAAATAGAACTAGCAAATACTATCTATTCTTTAGAAACTTTAAATAAATCAAATAAAGAATTGACAATTGAACAGAATAATTATGAATCTAAAACATCATTTAGAGATGAACAATTAAAGCTAATAAAGTTAAAAGAATCTATTAAGATACTAAAAGAAAATTTAAGAAAGAAAACAGAAGATAAAGCTTATCTAGATGTATCAAAAAATCTTTTACAAGATGATGGGATAAAAACAAAGATTATTAAAAAGTATTTACCTATTATGAATAAACTAGTAAATACTTATTTGTCCAATATGGATTTTTATGCTAAGTTTAGTTTAGATGAAAACTTTAATGAAAAAATAGAATCTAGGTATCGTGATGAATTTTCATATTCATCTTTTTCTGAAGGTGAAAAAATGTGAATAGATCTTTCTCTTTTATTCACATGGAGAGCTATTGCAAGAATGAAAAATTCAACAAATACTAATTTATTAATATTGGATGAAATTTTTGATAGTTCTTTAGATACAACTGGAACAGATGATTTTTTAAAGATATTAGATACTTTTACAAATCAGAATGTGTTTATTATAAGTCATAAACAAGATATTTTAATTGACAAGTTTAGGTCTGTAATACAATTTAAAAAAGAAAAAAACTTTAGCGAGATAGCAGAATGACATATAAATTTTTAAGACCAGATGACCCAATTTTAAAAAATAAATTAGGAAATGTTTCTTTTGATACATTTGAAGAGATGTATCATTTAACACCATCTCAACTATATAATAATTTATTTGAAACAATGTCAGAGTGTGGTGGTATAGGCTTAAGTGCAAATCAGTGTGGGGTAATGGTTAGAATGTTTGTAATGTATACTGATTGGGATAATAAAGTACATGAAGCTATGTTTAATCCAGAAATTATTTGGGAGTCAGAAAATGAAATAGTATTTAGTGAGGGCTGTTTAACTTATCCATTTTTATTTTTAGATATTAGTAGACCATATAGTATTAAAGTTAAATATCAAGATATAGATGGTATTGAATATGAAAAAGAATATGATAATATTACAGCAAGAGTTTTTCAGCATGAATATGACCATATGGAAGGAAGAAATTTTACACAATTAGTTTCCCCTTTAAAACTTGATATTGCAAAAAGAAAAGCTTCAAAGGCAATAAAAAAAGAAAAAATTAAACAAAAAAATGCAAGAAATAAATGATGAATGCGGTGTTTTTGGTATTTTTAATCATACAGATGCTTCAGAAATAACATATTATGGTATTCATGCTCTTCAGCATCGTGGTCAAGAAAGTGCAGGTATTTGCACATCTGATGGTGAAGAATTAAAATTGCATTGTGGAATGGGATTAGTAGTTGAAGCAATAAGTAAAACTTATATTAAAGAATTAAAAGGTAATCATGCAATAGGGCATGTAAGATATACTACAGCTGGTTCTAGTTCAATATCAAATGCTCAACCTTTAAAGTTCAGATATAAAGGTGGACAAGTTGCAATTGCACATAATGGTAATTTAGTCAATGCAGATATTTTAAAAGAAAAATTAGAGTTACAAGGTTCAATATTTCAAACTGATAGTGATACAGAAGTTATTTCACACCTAATGGCTAAAAGAAATAAACTGTCTGTAGAACAATCTTTACGTTCTGCATTAAGAGAAGTAGGGGGAGCATATGCATTAGTTGTTCTGACAAATGATAAACTGATTGCTGTACAAGACCCAAGAGGATTTAGACCATTATCTATTGGAAAATTAGGTGATTCATGGGTAGTTGCATCAGAAACTTGTGCATTTGATGCAGTAGGTGCAGAATTTGTTCGTGATGTAAAATCCGGTGAAATGATAATTATAGATAAGTTTGGATTAAAAAGTGTTTTATATGCATCTCCTCTCCCTAAAAGAATTTGTTCTTTTGAGTATATATATTTTGCAAGACCAGATAGTGATATAAATGGAATTAATGTTCATCTTTCTAGAAAGAAATTGGGAAGACAATTGTGGCATGAATCTCATACAGATGCTGATATTGTAATAGGTGTTCCAGATAGTGGTATTTCTTCTGCAATAGGTTATGCAGAGGCATCTGGAATACCTTATGAAGTTGGTATGATTAAGAATCGCTATGTAGGAAGAACATTTATACAGCCCAGTGAAATGTTACGAACTCAAAGTGTTAAAATGAAATTAGGAGTTGTTAAGAAAGTAGTAAAAAATAAAAGAGTAATTTTAGTTGATGATTCTTTAGTTAGAGGGCATACTAGTAAAAGAATTGTTAAGTTATTAAAAGATGCAGGAGCTAAAGAAGTTCATTTAAAAGTTAGTTCTCCTCCAATTAGATATTCTTGTGTTTATGGAATAGATACTCCAAACCGTGCAGAACTCATAGCTGCAAACTTCTCTATAGATGAAATATGTGAAGAAATTAAAGCAGATTCTTTGTATTATATTTCAGAAGATTCAATGATAAAGTCGATAGGAAAAAAAGATTCGACAACTCCATGTTTAGCTTGTTTTAATGGTGAATATCCAGATACAACAAATATACCTTTACTTACGGGATTTAAAGATATATGAAAAAACTTGCAATTTTTGCATCTGGAAATGGAAGTAATGTTGAAGTTCTTCTTTCAGCAACAAAAAGTGGATGTCTTCCAGTAGAGTGGGTTGTTCTTATTTGTGATAATCCAAATGCACCAGTTGTAGAAAAAGTCAAGTTTTATGAAGTTCCTTGCTGGACACACCAATTGTCTGAATTTACAGATAAAAAAGAATATGAAAAAAATATAAAAAAAGTGTTGACATTTTATAATGTCGATGGTATAGTATTATCTGGTTATATGAAAATAATTGGTTCTGAACTTTTAGATACATGGAAAGGCAACATTATTAATCTACATCCATCTCTTCTACCTTATTTCAAAGGAGCTCATTCTATTAAAGATGCTTTCAAATCCCATAAAGATGTAACAGGATGTAGTGTTCATTTTGTGGATGAAGGCATAGATACTGGAACCATTATTGCAGAAAGGCCAGTTCCAATCTTCTCTGATGATACAGAAAAGACTCTTGCAACTAGAATTCACCAGGCTGAATATATTCTTTTTCCAGAAATTGTAAAAAAAATATTTTTTCTTGACATTTGAATCTAGTTCATGTATAAATAGAGTAGGAAATGCCGAAAGGGTTTCCTACTTTAATCTTGCTTAATATAAGGAGAAACTAATGAGCAACATACCTACTTACGATCATGTTCGTACACTCAGTGTAGGATTTGATTCTATCTTCGATTCTTTAATGAACAATGTCAGCACGGCAGGTTCAACATACGGAAACAACTATCCACCTTACAATCTCATAAAAAAAGATGATGAGCATTTCGTCATTGAACTTGCAGTTGCAGGTTTTGAGAAGGAGGATGTTGAAATTGAAACAAAAGAAAGTAAAATTTCTATTCGTTCAATTGTGCCGAAGAGGATAGATGAAGAAGGCTCTAACGATGAGTATCTTCACAAAGGTATTTCTAAACGAGCGTTCAATAGGACATTTACTTTATCAGCAGATGTATTTGTTAAAAGTGCAAGCATGGTAAATGGACTTTTGAAAATTGACCTTGAAAGAATTGTTCCAGAGAAAAAAAGATCTAGAATGATTTCTATCAACTAATAATATTATGCGGGCACTCTATTTTGGAGTGCCTAATTTTAGGATGTTCCAGTGGAAAAAATAGACTACAAATATAATGAGGATAATCTAATACTAGAGCTTGCTCACTATATCAATAAGACCTACTCTCAACATTATTCTCAAAACAATTTTCAAGCAACAGAATTCATTATTGACTCTGGTCATGGTGAAGGATTTTGTATTGGAAATATCTTGAAATATGCTCAGAGATATGGTAAAAAGAATGGGTATAATCGTAAAGATTTATTCAAAGTAATCCATTATGCATTGATGGCATTACACAATCATGATTTAAACTATGGAGAATCAAATGAAACTAAGTAATGAAACCCGTGACGTTTTAAAGAATTTTGCATCAATCAATTCTAATCTTTTAGTGAAGCCTGGAAAACAAATTGCAACAATGTCTGCAATGAGAAATATTGTTGCACTTGCAACAATAGAAGAAACTTTTGAGACAGCATTTGCAATTTATGACTTAAATGAATTTCTTGCAGCTCTTTCTTTGTTTAAGAAGCCCGTTCTGGACTTCAAAGAAAAGTATATGATGATTGCAGAAGAAGGCAGTAAAACATCAATTAAATATTATTATACACCAAATGATATGGTCACTGAGCCAAAAAGTGATTTGCATATGCCTGAAACTGATGTAGAGTTTGTATTGACTCATGATGAATTTGTCAATATTCAACGTGCGGCTTCAGTTCTTGGTGTTCCAGATTTAGTATTAAATGCATCTGTAACAGGTGAAGTAGAATTAACAGTTACTGATAGAAAAAATTCAACTTCAAATATTTTTTCACTGGTAGTTGGTGACAATTCTACAACTAATTTAGTGAGTAATTTTAAAACAGAAAACCTAAAACTTTTACCAGATGACTATACAGTAAAAGTTGCACAAGTTGGTATTTCTAACTTCAAATCAAAAGACCGTGATGTAGAATATTTTATTGCTTTAGAAACACACTGATTAATACTTTTTGAGATTTTTATTATGGAAAATTTTTTGTGGGTAGAAAAGTATAGGCCTCTTTGTATCCAAGATTGTATATTACCTGCTGAGATGAAAAGGACATTTCAGCAGTTTGTTGATGATAAAAATGTGCCCAACTTACTTTTGTCTGGTGGGCCGGGTGTTGGAAAGACAACTGTTGCAAAGGCTATGTTGAATGAAATAGGTTCAACATATATGTTAATCAATGGTTCTGAAGAATCTGGTATTGATGTTCTTAGGAACAAAATCAAGAACTTTGCTTCTACAGTTTCATTTGATACCAACCGAAAGTTTGTAATATTAGATGAAGCTGATTATTTAAATCCCCAATCAACTCAACCTGCCCTTCGTGGTTTCATTGAAGAGTTTCATAGAAATTGTGGGTTCATATTAACTTGCAATTTCAAAAACCGAATTATTGAACCACTCCATTCACGTTGTTCTACTATTGAATTTCGTATTCCAAATGAAGAAAAACCAAGACTTGCAGCTGAATTTTATAAAAGGATTATTCATATTCTACAACAAGAAAATGTAGATTATGAAAGAAAACCAGTTGCTGCAATTATTGAAAAGTTCTTTCCAGATTGGAGAAGAGTTCTGAATGAACTTCAGAGATATTCTGCTTCTGGTAAAATTGATTCCGGTATACTTGTTAATATATCAGATGAAAGTATGAAAGAATTAATTTCTTTTTTAAAGGAGAAAGAATTTGGTAAACTTCGTAAATGGGTGGTCAATAATCTTGACAATGATCCTTCTAGAATCTATCGTAAAATTTATGATATTTTGTATACCAGTGTGACTCCAAATACAGTTCCAAACTTAGTGTTGATAATTGCAGATTACCAATACAAATCAGCATTTGTTGCAGATCATGAAATCAACATGTTGGCTTGTTTAACTGAAATTATGTCACAGGTAGAGTTTAAATGAGGTTTGAGTATACAGTTGGAGACATAACAAAAGAGAATGCTGTATTTTTTGTTCAAAAATATCACTATTCTCCAGTAATGCCAAAGCTAACTAAACATTTTTTAGGTTTTTTTATTGACGGAAAATTAAAAGGAGTTCTTACTTTAGGGTGGGGAACACAGCCCAAACATACTATTAACAAAATGTTTACAGGCTTAAGCACTAAAAGTTATTTTGAAATAGGTAAAATGTGTATGAGTGAAGATATGCCTCGTAATTCTGAATCTCAAATGTTATCTCATACAGTACGATGGCTTAAGAAAAAATATCCAAACTTACTTTTTCTTTATACACTAGCAGATGGAATCATGGGGAAATGTGGATATGTTTACCAAGCATCTAATTTTCTTTATGGAGGGAAGTATTTTACTCAAGTATATATGATGGAAAATGGAGAAAAATTGCATCCAAGAAGTACAAAAAATCTTTTAAAAGAAAATTGTGTTTATTCTAATAGGGATAAATTGTTTTGGATGACTAGAGATTTTATGACACATAAAAACATAAAGCTTATTGAAGGATTTATGTTTAGATACATTTATCCATTAAATAATTCTGCAAAAAAATATATTAAAAATAGTAATATGAAATGGACAAAAGAATATCCAAAAGATAAGGATTTAAAATGGTTTGATAAAACAATACTACCTAAACAAGAAATAAAAAAACCACCATTTACTTTTGATAATGTTATATATAACATTAAAAATGTTGGTTTAAATTCTCCATCGTTAGAAAAGTTCATGGCATGACTAAATTAACGGATGCATCTGTTGCAAATAAGTCTGGTAAAAATTTAGAAAAACAGTTGAAAAATTTATTAAAATATTATAACATACCATACGCCTATCAAAAAGAAGGAAATTTTGAGATAGATTTTATTATACAAATAGGGAATAAAAAAATATATGTTGATTGTACTAATCAGAATGTTGGAGGTAGTGTTGAAGAAAAACTTCCACATAAAGTATGGAAATACTGGAAAAAGTATAATTTTGATGAAGTTTATATTATAAAAGGTAATCATGATATAGGGAAATGTGTAATATCCCATCTTAAAGATGATGAATTTATTCGTGGCTATAAAACACATATAGTGAGACTTGAACAATTTATTAATATTATTTTAGATATACCTAGAGAAAATACTAACTTAGAAAGGTTTATGCGATAATGTACGAATTAAAAGATTATTTGAATTCTATTAATCATACAAAAGAAAACTTATTAGACAGTGATGATGAAATGTGGGAAAAGAAATATCCTGCATACATTGTTAATCATTGTTTAGGTTCTTTTCCTGACACTGTATTGTTTGTCAATGAAATGAATTTTAATTGTCATTTGGATGTAAAACTTCAAAATGACTTTTTAATAAATACAATTAGGTCTAAGAAAAGATTTGCTCCTTGGTTAAAAGCAAACAAACTTAAAGACTTAGAGTATGTGAAAGAGTATTACGGATATAGTGATGTGAAAGCTAAATCTGCTCTTGAGATACTTTCTGATGAACAAATTATTACGATTAAAAATCGTTTGAATAAAGGTGGAAGAAAATGATTAATAACATGTTAGAAGTAACAATCAAAGAGCCTGATGACTTTCTGAAAGTCCGTGAAACTCTTTCAAGAATAGGAGTTGCAAGCAGAAAAGAAAAGAAACTTTTTCAATCCTGTCACATATTGCATAAACAAGGAAAATATTATATTGTACATTTTAAAGAATTATTTGCTTTAGATGGTAAAGAAACTAATATTACTGAAAATGATATTGCAAGAAGAAATACAATTTCTTCATTGTTACAAGATTGGGATTTAGTATCAATTCTTGGTAACTCTGACCCCAAGGCTCCTTTGTCTCAAATTAAAATTATTGGATTTAAAGAAAAGGATGAATGGGTTCTTGAGACAAAATATAATATTGGTAAAAAAAGAGTAGAAACAACTTGACAATTCAAATGACAGACAGTACAATAATATTGTTTTGTAATTCTGAAAAGGAACTATTTTATTATGATGAATTTTTATACTCATGTTCTTCAATGGGGAAATCGAATATTGGTTCGTGGTGTCAAAGACGGCCAGAGATTCAATAAACGGATTCCCTACAAACCTACCTTATACGTTCCCACTGACAAGCCTTCTAAGTTCAAAACTCTAAAGGGTAATCCTGTTGTACCTATCAAGTTTGAAGATATAAAGGCTGCAAAAGAATTCCTTTCTTATTATGAAAATCAACTGAATTTAGTATTTGGAATAAATCAATACACATATTCTTATATTGCAGAAGCTTACAAAGGCCAGATACAATTTGACCGTTCTTTGATGCATGTGTACACAATTGATATTGAAGTACAGTGTGAAAATGGTTTTCCTAATCAAGACCTTGCAGCAGAAGAAATGTTATCAATTACTGCAAAAAGATATGGTTATGAACAAATTCTTGTTTGGGGGATTGGTAAGTATCATACAGATAATGAAAACGTAAAATACATTTCATGTCAAGATGAAAAACATTTGCTTGAATCCTTTATTGGATGGTGGGAAGAGATTCAGCCTGATGCAATCACAGGCTGGAACACAGAGTTTTTTGATATTCCTTATATTTGTAATCGTATCAAAAGAGTATTTGATGTAAAGACAGTAAACAAACTTTCACCTTGGGGTTCAGTTAATGAAAGAAAAGTAAAAGGTAAGTATGGTAAAACAAATACAATCTTTGATATTATGGGAGTTTCAAACATTGATTACCTCCAACTTTATCAAAAATTTACTTACACAAATCAAGAATCTTACCGGCTAGACCATATTGCATTTGTAGAACTAGGTGAACGTAAAGATGAAAATCCTTATGAAACTTTTAAGGAATGGTACACTAAAGATTATCAATCTTTTGTAGATTATAATGTACAAGATGTTGTACTAGTAGAACGCATTGATGAAAAGATGAAGTTGATGGACTTGTTGATGACCATGGCATATGAGGCTAAAGTCAACTTTTCGGATGCATTTACTTCTGTTCGTTATTGGGATGTTCTTATTTACAATCATTTACTTTCCAAAAATATTATCATTCCACAAAAAACTAATGACGAAAGAAAACAAGGAAAGTTTGCCGGTGCATATGTCAAAGAACCTCAGCTTGGTATGCACAAATGGGTAGTATCTTTTGATTTAAATTCATTGTATCCTCATTTGATTATGCAGTACAACATTTCACCAGAAACACTTGTAAAGAATTGTAAAGATTATAGTGATTCTATAATTGCAGATTTTGTAGATGGTGCATTTGATACAGAACATCTTAAAGAACAAAATCTGACAATGACTCCAAATGGTGCAATGTTCAGAAAAGATAGACAAGGCTTTCTTCCAGAGATGATGCAACAGATTTATGATGACCGTACCATTTACAAAAAGAAGATGCTTGATGCACAACAAAAGTATGAGGATACAAAGGATGCTAAATACTTGAATGATGTGTCTAGGTATCAAAACATTCAGATGGCCAGAAAGATTTCTTTGAATTCTGCTTATGGTGCGATTGGAAATGAATGGTTCAGATACTTTGATCTTGCAATTGGTGAAGGTGTGACAACCTCAGGCCAGTTGTCTATTCGATGGATTGAAAAGAAACTCAATGTATATCTAAACAATCTTCTAGAAACGTCTGATGAGGATTATGTGATTGCTTCAGACACTGATTCTGTTTACATTACATTTGATAAACTAGTTTCTAAATTGTTTAATGATGATTCATCTACTGAAAAGATTGTAAACTTTCTTGACAAAATAACAGAAGAAAGAATTGAACCATTTATTGATGAATGTTATGCAGAACTTGCTAAATATATGAATGCATATCAGCAGAAGATGCAAATGAAACGTGAGGTGATTGCTGACAAGGGTATTTGGACTGCAAAGAAAAGATACATTCTAAACTCTTGGGATGTGGAAGGTGTTCGATACAAAGAACCAAAACTAAAGATTATGGGAATCGAAGCTGTTAAATCTTCAACACCATTTTCTTGCAGAGAGAAAATTAAAGAATCACTCAAGGTGATTATGTTAGGTGATGAAAGAGAACTAAATACTTTCATTCAAGATTTTCGTAAAGAGTTTTTGCAATTACCTCCAGAGGAGATTGCATTTCCAAGGTCTGTTAATGGATTGACACAATTCAGTGACAGCTCTTCTATTTACACTAAAGGCACTCCTATTCATACAAAGGGTGCATTGATGTATAACTATCTTGTTAAAAGGGAAAAACTTACTTCTAAGTATCCTTTAATTCAAGAGGGTGATAAGATTAAATTTCTTCACCTTAGACAACCCAATCCAACACAATCAAATGTAATTTCTTTCATCACCAAACTGCCAAGAGGCACTGATGTAGAATCCTATGTTGATTATGATAAACAATTTGAGAAGGCGTTTGTTGAACCTTTCAATCTTATCCTTGAACAGATAGGATGGAATATTGATAGGTCATATGGCACTCAAGCCACATTAGAAAGTTTTTTTGGATAAGTTTATGTCTGATAAAAAAGTAAAAAAATTAATTTATTTACAAGCAAAACACTTGACAACTGCCATACCTTATGATAGTATGGTCTATATTCATTGGGATAATGGAGCCCCATTAGTTTTGGCAGATAAACAGAAAGGCTATGGTATGGTAACATCTGTTAGATTGAAAACTATTTTAGAAGGAAATTGTTTAATAGTATGAGATATTTTAGATATACACTTGATGATTTGAAAAAGTCTTCTGATAGAAAATTATTTACTTACATTACTTTTTTTGCTGGTGGGGGAGGCTCTTCTTGTGGGTACAAACTTGCTGGTGGTGATTGTTTGTTCATGAATGAATTTCAGCAAGTTGCAGTTAATGATTATCTGAAAAACTTTCCAAACACTACACATTTATGTAAAGATATTAATTCTATCAGTTCACAAGAAATTATGGAGATGACAGGATTAAAGCCTGGTGAACTAGACATTCTTGACGGCTCTCCTCCATGTCCACCTTTTTCAATGAGTGGCACAAAACAAAAAGGTTGGGGTAAAGAGAAGATGGCATATGGAAAAAAACAAAAAGAAATCGAAAGACTCACATTCAAGCAAATAGAAATTATAAAAGATCTTCAACCCAAAGTTGCAATTATTGAAAACGTAAAAGGTTTTACAATGAAGTATGCAACGGAGTTGTTTGAAGAAGTTCTTGAATCAGTAAGACAAGCTGGTTATGGTGTTACATGGAAAGTATTGAAAGGAAGTAACTTTGGTGTTCCACAAAAACGTGAAAGAGTTTTTATTGTTGGTGTTCGTAATGATATTTTAGAAAATCATAATAATCCATTTATAAGTTTTTCACCAGAAGTATTAGATGGATTTATATTTCCAGAACCAGAAAAAAAGTATGCAACATTACAAGATGCAATTGGTGATTTAAAAGATGATAAAGAAAACATAGAAGAAAGTGAAGTTCTTTGTGAGTCAATGAAAAAGAGTGCTAAATATAAGTGGTTAAGGAGATTAGAAAAAAACCCAGAGAAAGTGGTTTCAGTAGGTGATGATGTAGTCAAGCCTTGGTATCAAAAAGTTATTGCTCATCGTGCTGCAAGAAATAAAACAGTTCCAGAAGAAAAGTTTTCTTTCTTTCAATCTCGCCGTGTTCCTTGGAATCAATCGTCACATACACTATCAGAACAGGGATTGCAAACAAGTCTAGCTGTACATTTGCATCCTTCAGAAGACCGTGGTTATACTGTAAAGGAATCAAAAAGAATTATGACACTTCCAGAAGATTATCAGTTCACAGGCAAATTAAATGAAAACCTTGCAAGAATTGGTCTAATGGTTGCACCACTACAGATGAAATATCTATCGGAAAATATTTACAATAATATTCTGAAACCATATAAGGATTCGCAGAAATGAAAGAATATTATGCAGAAACAGATTTAGGAAGAAAAGAAACATTTGATTCAATGAATGGAAAGTTTCTTGATTCTACATCATATGATAAAGTCTATCAATCAGATGAAGATATTGTAATATACAAGCCAGGAAAATCTTTAGATGGAAAAGGTGTTCCTCTTGCATTTGTAATTACAAATGCATTTCCAGATGATAAAGTTCGCAATACTTTAATGTCAATTGAAGATACATCTACAATGCGTGCTAATTGTTCAGGCCCAATAGATAAAGAAGAAATGGCAAAGAAGGGTTTGATTGAAGGTGAGCATTATAGATTACGAACACCAAATTCATATCAAGTGAAAACAAAATCTGGTAAGTGGGGAATGATTGCATATTCAAATGAAATACATTCTGTAATGATAGGATTTAAAAGAGGACGTTTCACAGGTGCAATTGATATGTCTGGATGGACAAAAGACAATCCAGAAAAATGGAATGCACTTCAAGATATTTCTATTTGGAATGAACGTGCTTTCAAAAAAGCAGACAAAGAAATCTATCGCAGACAAAAATCATTTGTAGAAACAAACATTAAACCAGAACATCGTGTTGGGAGAGGAATATTTACAACTCTCTCAGCAAATAGGTATCATAGTGGGCAGTCAACAAAAATGGCTGCTCATGTTGATTTTGGAGACACTGATGCCGGTCTAACTAGTATGTGTGTCTTCAGAGAAGGAGATTATCAAGGTGCATATCTTTGCTTTCCTAGATATAGGGTTGCGATTGATGCACCAGATAACTCCGTCATTATAGCTGATTCTAGTGAATTACATGGGGTAACTCCTATTTCTGGAAACGGTGAAAGATTCTCTTGTGTTGCATATTGTGACAAACGGTTGGCAACAATTGGTACATATGGGAAACAGGAGAAATTGATTGGAAAGTATGCAGAGAAAGAAATTTCTTCATTGGATACTTTTTTTACTTGACATTTATAAATGTCAGTGGTAATATATAAGAAGAAATAATCGTTGTTGATTATTTCTCTGTAGAGACATATTCTATTACTGAATATG